GTGGTTCGTTTGGGTAGATGTTTTCTTTACCATCTATATCTGTGGTAATCATTTTTTCTTTTTCTTTGGAAAGCCTGCTTGCATATTCTTGTAAGCTTTCGGTGTAATTGTTGATTTTGATTTTGGTCTGCTAATACCTTTCTTCTTACGAGCATTGATATTAGCGTACAAGCCTCTTCTTCCTGACATTAGCGTTTTTTGCCTCCGTGTTTGCAGCCACACTTGCTGCTCTTCTTGGTTTTATTTTTGTATGCCATTAGCATTTCCATCGTCGCATAGCAAGTGCCTTACGTGTAGGCTTGCCGTTCTTTCTCATCGGACCCTTCATGCCTCTAAAGCGAGCACAGAACGAGCGTTTGCGTGGACCACCTCCGGGCTGTGGAGCCTTGAGGTTGGAGCCGGTAGCCCGATTGTATTTTTTTCTACCGGCTGCGGTGAGCCCTCCCTTGCGGCTCTTGTGTACGCCGATTCTAAGGGAGACATTCCTTTTACGGACTTTCTTTTTACGTGCCATCGTATCTAAGTCCGGATTCTATCATATTTAGCGAAATCCTCCATGAGTCTAATACGATCAGCATCAGATCTGAATCTTAACGGAGAATTTTCAAGTTTGTTTCCAACCACCATTTTTTCTATTGGTGGTGTATGAGGTAAACCAGCTATCTTCATATCGTTATTACCTTGAGCTAAAGACTTCTGTCCTAGTAAGCCTCTTAATAATAATGATCTGATAACTTGAACAGGAATTTGTTTAAGACTGTTATAGGTTGAGAAACCTGTCTTAACTAAGTTCATTAAGTTTTCATAGTTCTCAGGATCTCTAAGATAGTTACCTTCTTCTACATCCTTTTTCTGTAGACCTTCTTGTATCATTTCATCTGATACTTCTTCGGGAGGATCTAGTTTTCCCTCTGGAACTTTATCTCTAGCCGCTTCGTGTTGTTTTAGTTTCTCTTGTCTTTCTTCTCTAGATAGTTGTGCTATATTCGTCTCCCTATCTCGAATAGTCAGAGCTGGATTTATATACTGGTTAGGTAGGTATCGCATATCAATACCCCTTCTTCATTTTTTTCCCAGTTTTTTTGGCGGCGGTTTTAGCAGCTTTCTTCCCTGCTGCTGTGTAGGGATATTTTTTTCCGTTGACTTTAGGCATGGTTAAAAGTTTACATTAGGTGATCTTTCAAGTTTGTCCATTATATCTCTACGATAAGCTGGATCGTTTTCATAACGTGGATCGCCCATAGCTGCTACAACTTCTGCTTGACTACGGAACTGATCTGTATTTTGTTTTGGTGCTTTACCTTGTATCATATTACCATCGTATCCGATTGCGTTTTGGTAGGCATATCCTAATGATCTAACAGCAAAGAACGCTGCTAAAGGATCACCAGTTTGCATAACCTGATCGAACATATCTATCTCTTGTTTGTTCAGATTACTTTGTGCCCAGTCAAGCATCTGTGTATACTGCTGATCGCCACCTACAATACCCTTTAACTCTCCTACTTCTTGTTCAGTAAAGTCACGTGTTTGTGGTGCTCCCTCTTCTACACTTTGTCTGTAGTCAAGATACATATTAGCTAGTTCAGTAGAACTCAGCTTGCTGATCTCTTCAGTTAACTCTGGGGTAAACTCTTCACGTGATGTAGATTCTTCCCAGATGCGATCTAGAATAGTAGGCTCTCCCTGCTCTTCTTCAGGTTGCTCTTCTGTAGTTTCAGGAGCTTCCTCTGTCTGTTGACCTAGCTTCTTTTGTAACTCAAGATATCCTTGCTCTAATTCTTGTGCACTTTTATATTTACCGGCTAGTAAATTATCTTGAGCCTCTTGCATTTGCTCTCCAACTTTTAGAGAGTCTTGCTCCTCCGCAGAGAGACTATCAATGCTAGTCTTCTCTACGTTAGATTCCATTGTTAATGTTTCTGCCATTATAGTTGTTCTGGTGGTAGTGGATCTTCAGTTTGTTGTGCAAGTTGTGGATTCTTACTAGGATCTGCTACTGGTGTTTTAAGTAAAGCCGGTACTTGTCTTACAGCTTCCATCTCAGCCTCTTGTGCCATTGCTTGTTGCTGTTCTTGTTGTCTTTCTTCCATAGACTTAACAAGATTTAGTACGTCTATACCCTGTGCAGCTGCTAGTCTCTTCACAACTTCTTCTGGATTGATGTATTGTTGTATAGCTTCTGGACCCATTGTCTGTGCAATAGTCTGTAGGAAGCCACCCAATGCTTGTACATCTTGTCCTCTGCCGAGTGCATTGATACCAGCTACAATGATAGGCTTAACCATACCCTTGGGTATACGTGGTATCTCACCTGTCTTCTGGAATACACTGAGCTTTCTGTTTAAGTAAGGTACTAAGAACTCAACTGTAAGCAGTCCAAAAAGACCTCCAAGCTGTTGCTCTAGTTCCATCTGTGTCATACGTACCTCTTCAGCTGTGGTTCTCTCTGACTGCCTAACGGACAGAATCAGGAACGCTTCGTTCAACCGCTTCTCGAGTGTCTGCATGTGCTGCAATGCCGTAGCAAAGTCAGCTGTCTTACCAACTTGTATGACTCCAATGTCATCAGGTCTACCTTGTACAATAGCTCCGTTGCCAGCTGCTGCTAGCGTCTGTGGTTTGGTTGTAGATGATGGTGATACAGTAAATACAACTTTAGCTGCTGCTGCACTACCTTCTACTATAGCCTGAGACAATGCTTCAAGAGACTTAAGATCTCCGATGAACTGTCCGACTCTACCTCTACCATACGCTTCTCCATCTACTGTATTGAATCGTAGTGGTAGCCATGGTGTACTATCTACTGGTGCTTTACCTTGTGACCCGGGTATCATTTTATCATGTACCTCTTGAGTCCATACAAATCTGTTATTATCTCTTCTGACATGAGTGTATACATCACACTCGTCTTCATCTGGATCGCCGTCTACTGGACTATCGTACATCTTTTGTGGTGCGATGTTTTCGTAGTTTGGAATTAGATCCTTATTGATTCTTTCTTTTGTGATAATTTCGATCACGTCGCCGTTGCCGTCTCGTTCTATCACGTAGCGATTAAGAGGATATAACTTCAGTCCCTGCTTGCCCATAAAGATAAGAGCATTACCACCTACAACTAGATGTTGTAATGCTTGGTGTATTACTACACGATCATCTGATGCAGCGATAGCGTCAAGAATAGTACGCTCTATCTTTGCAAAGGATAAGTCAAGTTCTGATTTTATATCTGGTCCAAACTCTTCACCCAACTGAGATTCATCTAGCTGTAGTTTAAAGAAGCTAGTCTGTGGGGGCACGAGAGATAGAGATAGCTTTGATGCTAACGCTACAACTCCTTTTGCACCCACTGATTGCCAAGGTGTCTTTAGTTGTTTCATACCTTTAGAGTACTCTTCATGTCCTCTGATAAGATATGGTAGTGTAAGTTTAGTTGCGTCTTCCGCTTCGGTCAAAAACTGGGAACGATCACTGGATAAATTATCATACCTAGATTTTGCTGTCATTGTTATACATTAAGTGATGTGATTCGCATACCTCTGCGATTCAATAAATTTCTTGGTCCGCCTCTTCTCGTGATTAATGGTGAAAACATACGTAAGTTGAACTGACCTCTGCCCGGTCCAACTGTAGGACCCGGTGCTGATGTACCAGTATTTACATTAGAGGACGCAATGTTACCACCCGATCCTGTTGTATACGCACCAAAGGCTGCATCGTATGCTTGATTCTGTATACGTGTAAGCTCTGAATTATCTAGACCAGTCTGTCCCATGATAGGATCAGTTGTACCAGTTGTACCTGTGGTAGGCTGTTGCATCTGTTGTAATATTTGAGCATCTACTCGTGTCTGTCCGCCACCACCACCGCCTCCTGTAAGGTTAGGTCTACTAAAGTTAGCTCGTCTATCTGCTATCTCTTTAGCAGGCAACAGTCTGACTTTTGGCACGAGACCGAGGGTAGCACTTGATATAAGATTACGAGTCTGTCTTAATCTGTTCTCTACTGATCTACCATCCGTAGCCATGCCTCTAGCATAAGCGTCACCGCTAGCTACAGGTCCAACGCCTGTTGTAGCTCCGTCAGATAAACCTCTGAATGACTTAGGATCTAATGTTTTTTCATAAGCCGCAGCTCTTCCTGATGGAGAGTCAGCTATTTTAAACTTAGCCAGTGCCCCTGCATAGTTTATAGCACCTTGACGTGTCTCTGCAAAATCACTTCTCTCTGGTTTTACTGGAGCTATAGATTTAACTGGCTTTTTATCTGCAACAGCTCCGCCAGTATATGTACTACGGCTGAAGCCTGCGGCATCAATTTTCTTCAGCTCTTTCTTAGAATAAGAGCTACCTTTACGAGTTCCACCAAATGTTTGAACTCTTGTTTTTTTAAATCTTTTATGTCGAGCTCTAGCTCTAGCTCTCATTCTTGATCTTCTACTAGCCATCGTCTTTACTAATACGTTTGTTGTACCACTCGACCACCGAGCGTTGACCGGCTAAGTACATGACTTCGCCGATGCTCTGCTTCGGATGTGGATTAACGGGTGGGAAGTTTTCTTCTAGCTCTACTTGTATAGAACTAATGGTTGGTCCGATGATGGACTCAAGCATATT